TGTCTAACAGCTGTAGTACAGTAGCCCTCCAAAAGTTAAAGAACTCATCTGCTTCACTGAATACAACACTATCGTCAGTCAGTATACCCAGACGATTCTTAAAGAAGAACATGTCATTTATCTTACTACCTACAAATGTAGGAGCTGGATTCGTGTCGTCGTCTCCTACTAGTCTGTCCGACCAATCAGTAACATCTAATGTCCAGTTAGTAAATGTAGCATCTGGTACTAGCTGTAAAGGCATAGTGGTAGCGTTGATCTCAGTCTTTACACCGTATCCTATATCTTCTATCCAAGTGCCTTCTCCGAATGCTTCCTCGTCGTGTACCTCAAATTTTACATAGTAATCATCTTGTACAAGCTCTGTATCACCACGCACTTTAACACGGAACCCGTGGAATGCTTTAGATGGTAAGTCTGTAATGTTACCTACTTCTTTATAAACCAAACCTAGTCCTTGGTCTGCTAATCCGTCCTTAGCTCCGATCTGAAAATCAGATGTACCTGTAATCTTAATACAAGCATTCTGTACTTCCACTGTTTGAGACACACCAGTAGCTGCTATTGTAGCGGTAGCTGTAGCTGATCCTGTGCTGAATGAAATAGTAGGTGCTGATGTATACTTCCTACCTCCGTGGGTAACAACAATCTCCGTGACTACACCGCCTGATAACAAAGCATATCCTTCAGCATTATCAGTACCTGTAGCAGGATTACTAAATGTAACATCAGGTGGTGTGGTGTATCCGCTTCCTCCGTTTGTTACTGTAACAGAAGTTACTTGACCGCCTGTCCCTAAAGTCTGTGCTATTTGTCCAGCTATGTATTCAGTATCAGCGTCTCTACCATCTCCTGCTGAGTTGCCTGTTGAATCTTGATCGCCTGATGCTGTGCCTCCTCCGCTCTCATAGATAAACTTCTGACCATCTATCTCTACACTGTATTCCTTATCGTAGTCACCCAACTTAACAAATACTAAAGCTTCGAAGGGAAGTGCAGAACTAAGTGTACTACCTAACGATACCGTCTGTTCTTTGTTAGCTATGAATGTATAGTCTGCAACTGTCAGAGCTTTAACATCAGTACGAGGAGTAGTAACATTGTTGAGGTAGGTCTGAGCATTAGCTGATATACTAACTGTCTTCTCCGATCCATCACTCAGATCAAATAAAGATATATCATTGTTATCTATAACAGCAGCAAACTGATTATCGTCGTCTCTATCTATAAAGTGTACAAATGCATCGTTGCTTACTTTACTTGTGAACAGCTTGCTTGTGTGTCTTGTATTAGGTCGCTTTACCAACCCTTCTACAACAGTAGCCCAAGCATTAATCTGCTCATCACACTGCCCAGGATAACGGAGATTGTCAGGCTGCTGCGATACGCCCTGTGCTAGGTTAGGTACACTGTTTACTAACAGAGGCATGTCGCTTATCTATCTAATACTCTAAGTACGCTGTAGTGGTCAAAGATAGTTCTGTCTGCATTCTCAGAGTCACTATCGATAGCACGGGCTTTAGCTTCTATCTCGTCCCTCAAAGCAAACCCTTCAATCTCTCTACTGCCTAAGAATCTGTTAGCAAAGATACGAGCTGCTTTAACTGTGATGTAGTGTCTGAACTGCTCAGGCATATCTGTGAATGCTAACTCAAAAGTAAGCGAAGCTTTCACTTCTTTCGTCCATACATCCGTGTGATTCTTTCTATCGTATAGAGTAAGTCCACGCTGTACTGGGTCACTGTCTGTATAAATTTGTGGGTCTAAGTCTACCTTCAGTGTGTTACTTGGTAGGTTAATCTTAGATGTGGAAGCGTCAGGAGTAAGTACATATTCATGTTCTGTATTGAAGTGCCAACCCTCTGACTGTACGGCTTTACTGGTTTCGTCCAGCACTGCTTCCGCTTGTACGACTGTTACCGGAACGGCTGTCCCTCCTAATGTATTTACTGGTGCTTCTCCAATAACGGAGATCATCGTGTTTACTGCATTTAGTTTAGTCGTAAGTGCCATAGCTGTATAAATAAGTAATCCCGATGGAGGGAGCGGAACGAATCACAGACCTCCCAACACCGAGAGAAACGGTTATGCTACTAATTCGATAGCACACTCAGGACGGAGGATTCCGTGACCCATAGCATACTTAGCAACAAATAGCGTACCTTGACGCTCGATCTGATACTCGGATTCGGTAGCAAGATCAAGCAACTTAACGGTTCCGACAGCAGCGGAGTGGGAAACGATACCAACAGTATTTCTAAAGTCAGCATTGTATCCATTTCCAGCACCAAACGGATCGTTGTTAGCCTCACCATCACCAGTAGAAGTACCGCTGAGGTCAGTTGATGGAATGTGGTTAGACTTGAAGATGCTGATACCAGCGATTTGTGGAATCGATCCAGTAGCCAATCCACCTTGACCTCCGATGTCCGAGTTAACGGCAGAAGTAAGGGAGAAGCTGTTGGAAGAGTCAGCACCTGTGATCAACTTGTAGTAGTCACTTGGACGCAGAACGCAAAAACGACCATCGCTAGGAACATCGTTTTCGTCAAGCTTTTGAGCAGCACTGAAGAAAGCAGCAACAAGATCAGCACCAGTGATAGCAGCAGGAGTACCTGTTACATCTCCAGCAGAGAAATCGTTGTTAGCTACATCAAGCTGTCCAGCAGTCTTACCGCCAGTAATAACAGCAGATGAACGAGCAGCACCGATGAACACTTTAGCAATAGCTGTGTCAAAACGAACTGCAAGAGCTTTACCCAACTCATTAGCGTATACTGAACGAATGTCGTAGTGATTCTTTACATCGTCGATGTTTGACAAGAAAGTAGAAGCCAACAACATCTTATCGATGGTGATGATTTGTTCTGCCTTCTTGATGTCGCTGAGGTAGCTGTTTCCAGCGTCAGCAATGTTTTCACCAGGAGTGTGGTAAGCAGCAGAAGCAATTCCGGTTACTGGGAACTGAGCTGACTTTCCAGACTCAATGGTACGAATGGTGTGTAGGGGCTTGAATACATTGCTCTCCTCAAAGGTTTGCAGAATTTCTCCGCTAAACTTTTTAAGAAACAAGGCATCTGTATTGCCAGCAGAATTGATCTGACCTACACGACTAGGGGAGGTATCTCCGTTTGCCATAATATATGATCTCCTATGTTATAAGTTATTGAATGTGTGATGATTACCGGTGACTTTCACATCTTTCGTCTTCACAGGATTGTCCTCCGCAGAGGGTCGAGGGACTAGTTGTTGCTAGTTGTCGATTAAATTTAAGTATAAGTAAAAGGAAAAAAACCTTGACTGTCAACCTCTACGACCACTTGGACCAAAGTAGAAACCAAGGATACAAGGTAATATTACTGTGCATCCCATAAGGCTGATGTGTCCAGAAGAGATCGATATGGGTTCTTGGTTAGCTTGAAAGCTGATGAGTCCGAAGAAGAACTCGTTGACTCCCTCTCCGTCTGCGTTGGTAAGGGTGACGATTTCTGCGGATGGGAAGAGGGTACAAAGGATGATACACGCACAGAGCGTAGACACCCCGATAACAGCAAGAATCCTACGAGTAAAAGAAACAAACTCCCCAGTACCGCTTTTAGCGATTTCAGCTTGTAGTCGCAGGAAATTATCGCTTGCACGAGCCTCCCTCGCCATTTCAAGATCGTGCTTTTGTTGCTTAGCTTCAAACACATATCCAAATACGCCTTTAAGAATCGCCCCCATAGCAGTGCTACCACCGCCCGTGATAAATAACATAAGTAACTCGCCCATCTTTTCACCGTGCTCCGTATCTAACTGCTTCTAATAACTCATCGTGTTTACCTATTTGTTTCTCAAGGAACATCAGACGCATGTTTTGTTCTGCATCGTCCGGTAAAGCACCTAACTCTCCTCTAGGCCACTTTACTCTAAACTCTGCGTTAAGTTCTACATCGTGCTTCAACCTCATAATCTCTAAGTCTAAAGCGTTTAGCTTGTTCCATATAACACTGTATCCCCAGACCACACTACCTACTATAGCTATTACTTTTGCTACGAATGCGAGGTTAGCTTTTACTTGTGTACTTTCACCTAGTTCTGTTGCCATAGACTTTAACATAAACAGAAACCCCTACCTAGGCGAAACAAAATGAAGCTAAACAAAACCTAGATAGGGGCTATTATGAATAATGAAACTATACTATGTACTAAATATTACTTACTGCTAAGCGTCTGTCAATCTCTTCGTGGTATGCTTTATCACCACTTCTGTATCGTGGATCAGACTGTGCTCGTGCTAACTCCTGCATACTTTTAAATGGCATAGTAGATGAACCAACAGCATTACCTTGTGTTAACTTAGGAGTACTACCAACAGAGTTCTGATACCTAGCGTACAATCCTTGCACTGCTAATTTAGCTTGTTGAACTGTACCACCTGTGACCGCCTCATCAAAAGCAT